GATAAAGGATCTGCTCACCTTCATCATCCATTACGGAATATGCACCTTCTGTTTCTCTACCATGTATTGTTAGAATAAACATTTTAAATCATTTCACATGCTTCCTGATAAACTTCATTAATTATTCTTTGAAGAAGTGATTTATCAAGATTTATTTCTGCCTCCTGAATATATCTATTCAAAATAGAAAGAGTATCTTCGGATTCAAATGCTTCAAAGGATTCATCATCCTGTATCTGAAAGTTCTCAACAATTTTTAGATCAGAAACTCCAGCAGAATAAAGTTTATCAATAAACTTTTCAAATTTTTTAGAATCAGATTTTTTACGAACAATAACTTTTACAATTTTATTTTCATACTCTCTAGTATCAAAAGTTTGATAGTTTGTATCCTCATAGTAAATGTTGTAAAACATTCTGAAAGGATTATTGACTGGAGTATGTTCTAATGTTTCTGTATCAAAAATATGAAATCCCCTAGAATCTTTTACATCATTCCAGAACATTTCATACGGATTTCCTAGATAGAAGATTTTTCCGTTGTCCGATCTAGTGTGATAGTGTCCCGAGTAGACCCTATAGAACTTCTCAAATAGTTTGCTCTCCATACCATTTTCCATGGTGTGTCCTTTATGAGCTGCAAATCCGCTGAGTTCAAGGTGCCCCATCGCACACTTGCAAGTTGTATTTTCAACCAGTTTGAAAGTTTTTTTCTCATTATCTTGATTAATCCAGGGTATAAAAAGTACTTTAAGTTTATCCAACAGAACCTCTGTTGGTTCAGAATATATTGAGACATTATCATATTCACGGAGAAGCAAATCTACCGCATTAATATCATTTGTATTCTTATAGTAAGAATCGTGATTACCAACAATCAAATGTAGTTTGATTCCTCGTTCTTTAATAGGATCAAAAATGTTATCTTTTGCCCAAGAAAGTGCTCCAAAGTTAATTCCTGTACGATTATCAAAAGCATCTCCCATATGTACAATGGTAGAGATACCTTCTTTATCCAATGTTGGAAAAAAGATTTCTTTATAAAACTTTAAAAAATAATCGTGAAAAAGTTTAGAGTTTTTACGAGCACCATAATGAGTGTCGGTAATGATTGCGACTTTCATCAATAACGAAGTTTGGAATGCACTGCATCTTTGATGCTATTATAGTCTGAGTAGTTTGATCCGTCAAGGGTGTTGTTGTCGTCAAACACCTCACTATACCCAGACTTCTCAATGATTTTATTTTTAATATCTAACTGACGTTTTTCTCTTTGAATTCTACGGAGAAAAGCATAGTGAATGATTTGAGTGAAATATGCAAAAGGATTTTGAGATTTCTCTGGATCAAAATTATGAATGTATTGCACACAATTTTCAATACCATCAGAAATCATATCTTCCTTGAACATATAGTTCACGAAGTTTGGTTTGAATGATAAATGATTTGCAATCTTCAAGAAACATTCACCAATGTATCGGGGAATAGGCGGTTTCCCTTTCCAAGATTTACCTCTTTCACTCTTATCTTGTTCAGACAAAATCACATTGAATTCTTTTTTATAAGAAATCTCAACTCTAGATCTGTATTCAACTAAAGCAGCAAGAAATTCTTTGTTGTTGACGTAATGCTCTGACCTTTTTCTCTTGGTCATACCTGGTTGTATCATAAATTTAACTCATAATATGTATGAATTATACCATTTATACAAATACTTGACAAGGTATCAAATAACGTGTACAATTACCTTTGTGGAGGTTGATAAGACTGGTTATAGCTATTCTTTATTACTATTAAAGATCTTCTCCAAGAGTTCTTTTGCTTCATTTATATTTGCAATATATCCCATTCTACGACTAATTTTAGATTCATTACCTTCAGTTTTTTGAGACTGACGTAGATAATCTTGATACATTAATATCATTTCAATGTCCGATGATTCAGACATTGTGAGAACATCTTCAAGATTTATAATAAACATATCTTCAGATGTTGTTTTTAACCATGGTTCTATCTTATATCCAATAACTCCAGATCTTACTTTAATTTCTTGAACAATAATAGGATTAGAAACAATTAACATTGTTCTATCTTCTTCTTCAGAAGCTGCAACTTTAGCAAAGATTTCTTCACCTGTTTTTAATTTTACCGTTGCATAGAAATCGTCTTCTATCATTTTTTCTTTAGTTGTATAGTGATTATTTCATAATTAAAACTCTCTTCATTGTATATTTTAATTCTTTCAATAAAATGATTTAGAGTATAATTTTTTCTTGAGTTATAAGTACAATCATCAGCAATATCATAAAGAGTTGCTTTTGTTTTGTTTTTGCCTTTTCGGAGGACTCTACCAATACTCTGTAAATTTCTAATACGAGACTTGGATGGAGAGGCAAATATTACATTGTGAAGATTCTTAATGTTAATACCTGTAGAGAATGTTCCGTAAGAAGCAACAATAATTGCATCATTTTCTCTTTCTGTAATTTCTCTAACTAATTCTCTTTCTTCAGCATCTACACCACCATGTACAAAAAATACCTTACGGTTATCACCCTTGTGATTATTTATCTGATCATAGAGTACGGCTCCATGTGCTTCAACTCTACTGAAAAGAACAAGTGTATTTCCTTTAAGATCTAAAGTAAGATTTGTAATAAATTTATTTCTTTGCTCATGCCCAATTAAATACTGTATCTCATCTTCATAAGTTTCAAATTTTTGTGGTGGATGTTTAAGAACAAGACATTGAATATCAAGTTGAGAAAGGTGTCCTTGTCTCATCAACTCTTCAGTTTTAGTTACTTTATATGATGGTCCAAAGAGTCCCTCTAAAACCCATTTGTGAGTCTGTGTACCATCTAAAGTTCCTGTAAATCCAAATCTATATTTTGCATGATGAAGTTTAGTCATAATCTGAATCAGAGATTTAGACTTGAATAAATGTGCTTCATCACCTATAATACAACCATAGTCTTCAAAAAAAGATCGTTCTAGTTTATATACAGATTGCCAAGTTGTAATTGTTACTGGAGCATTATTACTTTTCTCCCTACCAGAATAGATACGGTGACAATATGAGTCAGCATCCCAACCATAATCAAGGAAATCCTTGTACATCTGCTCTACAAGAGATGTCGTCGGAACAACTAAAAGAATTTTTTCGCCTTTATCCACATAGTATCTTACGAGGGAATAAATCATTAGTGATTTGCCGCTGGCAGTGGGGCTTATCAATAGTTTTCTATTATGCTTTAGGGCACCATATACTCCCTCAATCTGGTATTTCCTGGGAGTATGGACACAAATGGAGTGCATGTAGTCCTTAACACCCTCATATGAAATAAGTTCATTTTCTTCGTATGGTGTGCCGTAAAACTTATTGTCTTCAAATTTATAAGTATATCCGTATTGCTCACAAAAGTTAACGATTTTATCTAATAGACCAACATAGATCTGTTTAGAACGCATATCATATAGATGAATCTCTCCATTCCAGTTTCTTCCACGATACTGTGGCATGAACTTTGCATTCGGAACCTCAAACTTAAAGTGATCTCTAAGTTCATATTCTATATGAGGTTCCGTATTAATTTTTAAAAATACTTCATTTGATTTGGATATAACAAGATTTGCCGTAGTATCAATCACATGATCCCATGCATCTATAGGTATTTATTTACCCTAGTCCAGCATTAAATCTCATAAACTCAATTGCATTTTTAATATGATATGTGCGATTTGTGATTTGTTTTAAGATACTTTCAATATAAACAAGCATTGTATCGTAATAATCAATCTTCAACGAAACTCCTGAGAGTTTATCATCTGCGTCCAAATATTTTTGCATAGTTTCTTTATCCCTAATTTTTTTGGGAAATGGATTATCAACATAAACATCCGGATCTGCTTTTCCACTAAAGTATTCATATCGTTCGTGGCGAATATTTTTTCTTTGTTGTTCTGCCTTCTTTCTCAAAAGAAAGATTGTATTGTACATTTCAAAGTACTTCGCATGAAGTGTGGGAATATTCGTAGATTCTGTATGGAGATTGTCCATATCAATCTTTGCATCTTTCTCCCACATCTCTTGAAGTTTATCAAGGTCAATGGTCATATAGGATTGCCTTCCAAATCAGTTATATTGTACATAGTATACTTGAAACCAACATCTGCTGTAAAGTATTCTTGATCAGTTTGTGTTGCATCAAAACTTAAGGTCGTTAAATTATATGGAAATAATCCTTTAAAGAATACTTGAAATTTGGGAACAAGATTACTACTTAAAATTTGCAAAGTTCCATCAGAATAAATGTTGTCCCCAACATTATTTTTATTATAGAGTGTTGCATCTGCTTCAAAATCATTGAATTCTTTAATAGATTCTGGAAATCCTAAACCACGAATCCATTTCTGAATTTCCATATAATTTTTAAGATCTTCATCAACTAAAAATCTAAGATTTAAATCTCCAAATTCAATGATTTCTCCTGGAAGTGGAATAGGTCTCAAATAATTTGGTTGAAAAGTAACTCCAAGATTTAAATCTGGAATATTTGCTTGATTACAAAAGAAAGCAACTCCAGGGCTTCTGTTTAATAAAAACTTAAATCCAGTTGGTGATAAAAAATTTCTATTTTCAATCTGTCTCGTCATAATCACTCACTGACAACAGTCGAGTTTGACCATCCACCATTTGTTCCATCTGGATTTGAAATCAAACTATTTGCTCCATCTTCGGTAGCAAAAGTGATTTTTTGTGAAGGATCATCAGTCCATCTGTGATTACCAGCATAGTAAACTATAATATTGTTATCAACCAAACTTGGTTTCTGAATGTAGTATGCCATTTTTTCTTTGATGGTTTTAAATATTTAGATAAAAAAAGAGGGGTCCTAAGACCCCTCCAGAAAATTCTTGTGAGTATAGATCACATGA